AAAATGCTCGCGTTTGGTTAGGCCTTCGTATGTTTCAGTTCCTAACTCTGGCTTTGCAGGGTCAATCCAAAATTCACCATCTACTGGCATTGCTGGCATGTCTGAGTTTTTCATCAAAAACCTCCTTGACGTTCTGCGCGCACCAGGTCGGGTGCTATCAGACTTGCAACACGGTCAATCTCGACCTGGACCAATGCTTTGAACTCGCGCGCATCATCAATCGTGAAAACCTTGGCCAGGGCCTCAAGCGCTTTGGGCTCAGGCAGCACTGTTTCCAGTACTGTCTCAATGTCGTGACCTTCAACTTCACCGCCGTTCGCAATGGTCCGCGCTATCCACTCGGCCTTTGCGTCAATAGCCTCTTGTTCCAGAGAATCGTTTGCAGAGGCGCTGGCCAGCATGTCAGTCAGATAATCACTGGCGGCATTTGCATCGACTAACATGTCGCTACCTCCTGAAATTGAATTTCCGGCCTATCAGCGCTCATCATCCGTCGCTGCATGTACGCTTGGCGCCGGTCAACTCGTGTAAGTTCGAAACCAGCTTCAATCCGCTGCTGGCGCATGACCTTGACATGACCGAGATAGTTAATCCGCAGCGTTGCGATCCGCTCGCCTTTGTGAGCGATGGATCCAGTGAAGTCGCAGAACGTGCGCTGGAATGCGCGGCTTGGGTTGCCGATGAGATAATGAGTCTCCAATGAGCTCATGCAGTTTTTCACTGCTGCGTAATCCATCAGCGCGCCAGGTGGGCAGCTGAGGATCGCTATTTTCAGCGCGTGCAGCAGGCGTTTTTCGGGTACTGTAAATCGAGCGTCCATTGTGCTCTCCTGTGTTGTCTGATGGGTTTGAAAAGAGAAGGGCGCTGCTCTGTCGCCACTGGCGCAGCTACCAGTGCTATGCGGAGTCTTGGCTTGCACATTCACCGTGGTCAGAAGTCCTCACCGCTTGGTGGAACAGCTCGGTACTTCTGCGGCCTGCATGTGCCATACAGTGTGGGAGTTGCAGACCTTCCAGCCTGCGTGGATCTTGAACCTGCTTTCACAGTTTGGGCTCTAGGCGTTATCGGCATTCACGGCGCCGCCTCGTTGCTCCGCTAATGCCAGACCGTTAACCGCGTCACCCGGTAATGCGATGGTAAGTTGTTTAGCGGCTTGCGCGACTATTAAGAGATTCGCCAACTTACAGCGCTATCTGTCATCGCATTGGTGAAGGTGATTGTGAGGGAATCGAACGCGCTCAGCGCCAACCGAATGGCGTCAACCATCAATCACCTTCCCAATGCGCCCTGTTGCCAGGGGATTGGTGTTACTTAGCAATTTCCTTAATCGCTGAAAACAGTTTCATGGCTTTAGATGGAGACCATAAGGCCATGCTCTTTAGCTCTTTTCTAGCGGCTGCCAGGGTAATATTTGCTCTGTCTGCATACACTTTGATATGTGCGTCTTCGAGATTTACAAAAGCTTCTATTGCGATCGCCTTTTTTGCCTCAAACTCAAGGCTCATTGCCTTATGCTTTTCCCCGGTTTTCTTAGCCTGTTTAGCCTTATACTTATCAATTTGATCATCAATATCGCCGCGCTTTTTCAAAGGAATGTTCAGCAATCCGTGATCCAAGCTCATAAACCCTCCTATCAGTTGGCTTTATCGCTGACTCTCGCAAGAGCCAGCTGTAAAACCTGTTCCTACCTCACCGCCGGAACTGGGCGGGGCCAATAGCAAAGCGGGTCATTCACACGGTTAAGGCATCCACCACATATCAGCCGATTGGTTTTTCCAGTCGTTGTTTCCCGCCAAGAGAATCTGATACCCGGTCGCCGCTTGAAGCTAGTTGGGTCTATTTACGCAGATTTCTGTCCTCCGCTGCGTGTTCCTCGGAGTGACCTAGCGGCCTGTGGCCGGTTAGTCGTTCATGGGGCTGATTGTTAAAGAGCGTGGCGTGCTGCCGATGTGGTAAATATTAGATAACTAACATTTCACTGTCAACAGAAAAGATTAGAAAACTTACATTTATTTTAGGCTGGCACAAAAAAACCCGCGAACTTGCGGGCTGGGTGGGCGAGTGGTGGGGCTCAGGCAAAAGAAAACCCGCCGGAGCGGGTTAGGTTGGAGTGGGGGGCTATTTTTTCTCTGCTACCAGCTTGTCTAGCGTCGCATTAGTTCGTTGTTGCTGTTCAAGAATGGTAGACATCATCTGTTTATTATCTTTAACGTCATCGCTCAAGGTGGCGATCATCAGTTTGTTATCTTTAACGTCGTCGCTCAAGGTGGCAATTACCTGCTTGTTGTCTTTGACATCGCCAACAATACTTTTAACAGAGTTGTTTACCGACTCTTTGAATAAGTCTTGACGTTCTCCTGTGGCTTTAAAGTACTCTTCTGCACTCGTAAGCCTAGTTACTAGCGTTTCATAATGTGAGTCAGCCACACGCTCCTGGCCGGTTCCATATATTTGTTGGACACTGATAACCAACCCAAATCCTGCCAGGATGAGTCCGGCTATGCTCATGCCAGTGCCAATTACATAACGTTTGATTTCTGAAGCTTTATCACTGAAGCGTTTCTCAACATCAGCAATGTTGCCATTGATCGCTTCTGCATTCTGAGCTTCTGACATATTGCTATCCTCATACGGAACCTGGTTAAAGGATAGTCTTTTCTGGTGAGCATCTCTAGCATTATCGTCGATGTAAGAAACATTTCCGTCAGAGTTTGGTGTAGTATTATTCCCCGTCATCAGCACCTTCCTTTTGCATAATTTCGGCATAATCTGGCCTATCTAACTTACTAACAGCTGTAGTTAGTGCACTTAACAAAAACTCTGCTTGCGGCTTAGTCAGTGTTACCCTTGCATCAACTGATGTACCGCTGTCTTTCTCTGTTCCATCGTCATCAACCACAACAAATTTTGATAGGAAAAATAGATCGACGGTTTTCTTATCTTCTGCCACTGATTGAGCCATCATATTGCCAAAGTAATGACGGTAACCTTCTTTAAAAAGGTAAATATCATCCTTACCAAGTATGTCTTTGAGCCTTTTTACCACTCCTTCGCTTGACGGCTTTTGCTGTTCCATAACAACTCCTTGTATATACAGGTTTTCAATGCCATTCAATACAGCACTGACGACCAGAACACCTGGCCGATAATGCGCACTTGGTCAATTTCCTTGCCTGATATGTCTTCGTCAGGCCATTCGTCTCTATTGAAGCTGCGCAAGCGGATCCCGCCGTTTGGAAGGCGGTAGAGGATCTTTACCCGCAGCATCCCGCCATGGTCTATGGCAAACATCTTGCCGTCTTTAATCGCGGTCTTTTCAGTGTCTATGCCCACTGTTGCCCCATCTGGCAACACCGGCTCCATTGAGTTTCCGGACACAGTGACACAGGCCGCAGTGCTTTCGTTTACCCCACACTTCTTGAGCGTTGATTTGGCAAAGCGCAACTTTGCGCCGCCGTTCTCCTGCACCATAGATGAACCGTGCCCGGCGCTGAGTTGAACTTCTCTGAAAAATGGGAGTGCAACTTCGTCATTGCTTAAGGGGGTCTGGTCATCCCAAAGGTCAAGGCCAGTTAAAGAAATTCCTGAATCTGAGATTTTTGCATCTTGATTTTCGCCTCCAATGATCTCAGAGGGTGATGTTCTTAGAAATTCTGCTAGAGCCGTGAGGTTTAGACCTCTCGGCTGGGTCATGTCTAGTTCCCACTGGGTAACAGCACCAGCTGAAACTCCGACTGCTTGAGCAACTTGTTTTTGAGTCAACTTTAGTTGCTTCCGGATCCGCTTGATGCGGGCTCCAACTGTCTCTTTTTCCATGTTAGCTATCTTACATTTGATTGACATTAGATTCCTGTGTGTCAAAATGTTAGAAAACTAATGTGTATGGGAGTTTTATGAAAACATCTGATGCGATTTCCCACTTCGGGAGTAAGACGAACCTAGCGAATGCATTGGGCGTCACTCACTCAGCCGTATGTCAGTGGGGCGAAGAAGTTCCACCACGAAGAGCCTATCAGCTTGAGAGAATTACAAAGGGAAAACTCAAATACGTTGAAGGCCGAGTTAAATCATAGGTGATTACATGCTTAAACAAACATTAAAGCACCGCAAGACCTCATGTATCGAGCCGGAAGACGCGGCCCACGTGGTTGGACTGGAGCATGGTGTGCGGGAGCTGGCTGAGAAGATGAACATTCGGCAGGCCGTTCTGGCAAACAAGCTGAACCCGGACAACGAAACCAATTTTCTCTATCTGCGTGATGCCGTTTTTCTGACAGAGCTCACCGACGACAACCGGATCCTTGAAGCCTGGTGCGCGAAGCGTGGCGGGGTATTCGTTCCGCTGCCTGAGGAAGTGGCCTGTGATGAAGACCTGAGCGATCAACTGCTCGGCCTGACATCACAGCTTGGTAGCGCCTTGGCCCAGGTTAAAGACGCCCGGGCGGATGGTGTGATCACAACTGACGAGTATGACCGAATCCGCGTTGAACTGAGAAAGACGGTCAATGAAGTGCTTAAACTTGATGCAGTGGTTAGCACTCAGGTAAGGACTCTAAGGGGTTGATATGAGCCGAGTAGCTTCCGACTGGGCTTGGTCGTTGTCAATAAAGCCAGCCAGCTTGAAACTCCTTCTCTTGTCGTTGGCCGACAGGGCAGATGAGTATCATTGCTGCTATCCATCGGTTGAGCGCTTAGTCAAGGATACCGGGTTAGACCGAAAGACCATTATCAGCAACATTGGAAAGCTCGTTAATGCCGGTGTTCTTACAGACACAGGCAAAAGAGCTGGGCGCACTGGGCAGGTGAAAGTTTATCGTCTAAGCATGGTGAAAACTGACGAACAAATCTGTCTCTCATCAACAGCCACAAAGAGTGCCGGAAACGGAACAGTACCAAAACAGGAACAGTCCCAAAAACGGACATTAAACAGTCCCAAAAACGGTACTTGCAACAGTCCCAAAAACGGTACTCAGAACCAGTCAATAGAACCACCCATAGAACCATTAAAAGATCTTTCGCAAAAAACGCGAAAGAAATCGCAGCAAAAAAAATCTGAATTCGATTTCTCATCCTGGCCTGAAAAACCATCCGAGCAGGTGCTGGCCGACTGGATGAAAGTTCGCAAGGAGCAAAGAGCCCCTCTGACCCAGACAGCGATAACCAGAATGGCCGGTGAACTGCATCAGGCCCATGCCGGTGGTATGTCCGTGGATGACTGCATTGGCCTTGCTGCCGAGAAGGGGTGGCGAGGGTTCAAGTACCAGTGGGCCCTAAATGCCCTGGGTGACAATCGAAACTTTGGAAACGGTTCTCGTGGCCAAGGATCCGATGCTATCGACTGGGATGACAACAGCTGGGCAGATGGTCTGGTTATCCAGTTCCCGGCAACCGGGGGGAAACCATGACAGCAAAAAGTTTGCAACAGATTGCCGGTACTGCCATGCAGCAGGTAGGCGCTGCAGAGGTTTGTGAGGTTGAGATATCTCAGGACAACCCGGTAGTGCAGATCATCAGCGACACGCTCGAACGGTTGAAGGCCTGCAAGCCTGCCTGGAAAAACAGCTTGAGCAGCAACCGGGAAGTGATGGCATGGAAACGCGAGTGGACTGTGGCCATTGCCAGGGCTGGCGTTGTTAGCCAAGAGCAGCTTGAGCGCGGGATTGTTATGGCCCAGCGCGATACCAAGCCGTTTATGCCGTCAGTAGGCCAGTTTATCGAGTGGTGCATCGGAGTCGGCGTCAGCGATGAGCAGATCACCTCAGCGTTTCAGCGGATGATCAACCGCCAGGAACCGGCAGACGATATCGAATACGCCACCCGCCTTGAAGTGCAGTTTGCTTGCCGTAACCAGCTACCCGCTGACAAGGCTTTGGCTCTGTTCAAGTCGGCATTCGTCCGAATAACGGCCCAGGTGCAACGTGGTGAGCGGATCCCGAGCATGTCAACGCCGTTACTCGAGAACGCGGCGCCAA